ATAATGGCGACCGAATTCATCATAAACCCTAGCAATCAGGATAGTGTTGATACATTCGTCACCTATCTTGATGGTGCTATACAAGAGGGGAAGCTTCTTAAAGTCATTGTAAAATCAGTGTCTGAAAGGAGTCTTCCCCAGAGTGCCTTATTGCATATTTGGTTTAGAGAATACGCTGGAATGCGTCTAAATAAAAAGACAAAGCAAGTTATTGATGAAGATATAGAGGCAATCAAGCTGCTGGCTAAGCAGGGCTGCTATCAGGATATGAAGTGGGATTGGCTATGTCAAAGAGTTACAAATATTGATACAGGGGTATCTGCGTTCGTCTTAAAGTCTACCAGTAAGTATGACCGGGGCGAAATGTTTATGTTTATGGAATGGTTTCAAGCCTTCGCGGCACAAAAAGGCTTGATATTAGAGGCTATGGGCGAGTATGAGAGGCTAAAAGATGAAACCAACCAATAGAGTAAGGTGCGAAAGTTATAAAGACATAAGCGATGTAAGGTTTTTGCTTTATATGGCGTATACCTGCGATAGTGAGACAGAAAAGAAAAAGCTTTTAGAGAAAGCGTTAATTGAAATAGATAAGTACATTTACACTGACTATGCTGAATACCGTGCGTGAACCCAAAGTAAGCCGGACTGAAGCCGAGCGATTTATAGAGACTATATTAGACCTTCTTGATCTATCGGATGAAGAGCTGGACTATATGGATATAACAACAGATAGGGAGTTTTATGAGCGATACAAAGTACGCTAGGCACTATAAGCCAGACCCTAATGAAGATAGAATAATTTCTTATATCTGCCGGGCTTGGAACTGTGAAGCAAAGAAGATACCGATGCATTATGTGTTGGACTTCGCAATGCTGCGTAAAGGCAAGATAGTAGGATTCGTAGAAGTAAAGAAGCGATTCAACCCAGTCAATAAGTACCCAACATCGATAATCCCGTTCAATAAGATCATAAAAGCTAATGAGCTCTACGCACTAGGCTATCAGTCAATCTTTTTGGTTGAGTGGGATGACAGTATTGGATGGCTTGACTTGCAGCAGGAGCCGGTGAAGGTCACTGTAGAAGGTCGGACTGATCGAGGAAGACCCGATGACATCCAACCTATGGCTCACTACAGCATAGAACAATTTACCTTTATGGATTTCCAGCCAGTTGATTAGCAACCTCTACAGCGCGATTACCAACGTCCTTAGCCCATTTAGAGTCGAGGGCTTCAGCACCCGCGAGCTGAAACTCTCCGGCTTCAATGTAAGATATAGTTTTCTTGAACTGCTTGAATCGAGTCAGGCCCAGATTAAACACCATATTAATCACTGCTTCTTTTCGGAGCTCATCGAGGTCTTTAAACCAAGAGAATGCCCCGTAGCACTCACCAGCGACTCTGGCTATATCATTGGAAAGAAGATGCATCGCTTCAGCTTCGGTTATCCCGACCTCTTGGACATTTCTTCCAACGCCCAGCGTGGTTTTCCCGGCTGTACACTCGTAGGTGGTCAATACCATTCCTTCGTGGCGCACAAGCTGCGCCTTGAGTCTTTCTAAATCTATCAAGGAAAAAGCTCCCAAAAATTGTGTTTAATCGGTTTTGTGACTAGCACCGAAATAGAAACTGCTGATACCGCTAACTAATCCACCCAGATAACCCAAAACAAGAGACACAATAGTGTCAGAGTTAGCGTCTGGTGGTTGTACAGTAACGAGAAAAATGTACCCCAGAAACCCCACAAGACTAAAAAGACCAAAAACGCGAGGAGTCCAATCGCCTGCAAAAGACTTTCTAGCATCCTGTATATCTGCTGTCTCAAGTGCAAATATATCCACATCAAGCTCTGCCAAACGAGTTTCAAAATCAAGCTCCGCCTTTTTTATCTCAGTTAGTTGCTCTGGTGTTGCTTGCTGAATAGCTTTTTCTAGCGATTTAGGGTCACTATCGCACCCCAATACAGCACTAATCGCCTTTGCAGCAGTTCCCCCTAAAGGACCACCTAAAGCCGTGCCTAATGTGGGTGCAACAGCACCAATAACGCTCTTTATAGCATCAAAATTCATTTCTTACCCTTCTTGGGTGCTTTTTTCTTTGCTTTTTTAGGCGGTCTGCCCATTTTTGATCCGTATGTGCCTTTACCTTGTGGCATATCATTTACCTCGTCTGCGTGATTCTAAAACCTTTTCCCATAAGTCGCTGTCAGCCTTTCTAGCACCACCTTTGCCTGATGCAAAAGACCTCGCCCTAGCCAAACCCCAAGATGTAGGAGTCTGGCCGGGTCGAGAGCCACTGGAGAAGTAAGCACCTTGGCCTCGCTTCATTACTTTTTTAAGTATAGACAGCGGGACATCATATTGCTCAGAAAATTTTTGTAGTGTTTTATCACTTCCTTTTGCCACTTTTAGCCCTCCGCTTCGCAATACGGTTCATTTCTTCTTTAGTGAGCTTTCCGGCCTTATATTTGGCCGCAGTGGACTTAATTTCTTTTTCGGTTGCTTTTTTGTTTTTACTGCCTTTAACGTACTTCTTCGGCACACCGCCCTTGGTCTTGGCAACTTTGGAAAACTTAGCCATTATTCGCCTCCAAAATCAGTGTTCATAACAATAATTGTTGTAGTCGCCCATTGTAACACGCCAACAGCATCAGTAGCAGTAATAGCACCCTGCTCTGCGTATTTTTGCACCAAAGACATTACTTCTTCGTAAAGGTCGTCAGATGCGTCATCCCGGTAAGTAAAGTCCTTATGTCCTGTAATATCTTTAATTTCAGCCATTATACGCGCTCCGTTGATCGCCTTACCTCGCCTTTATCTTTGTCCAAAACGAGCAAGCACATTGATTGTCCAGATACATAGCCAGAGCTATCGTGCCAAGCATCTGCCGGGGGCAAACCTGCGAACGATTCCGTTACTGTCTGCCCGTAAGTTTCCTGACTGATCTGCTTACTGTGGATATGACCGTGCCAGCAGTATCGATGGGTGCTTGCGCCCCATATCTCAGGGTATCTAGCAGCGAAGTATTCAGCCATTTTAGCGTGTTTTATTGTGTCACCGTGAGTGACCATAAATGACGTTTTACCGTGCTGATATACCCAGCATACCGCAGGTGACATCTCTATGGTAACCCTCTTATTGTTGCGCCAGTAGGCCTGTTGCTGGGCTTTTAAGGCCATCGAGGTTATCGCATCGTGATTCCCGCGACAATGGCGCACTATAACCTTGTTAAATCGCTTCAGAGACTCTTCTACGATAAACGACATAACCTCAAGCCCTATAAGGAAAACGTGCTCTAAACGCCCGTCAGTGTCCAAAGGAGTGCCTTTAGTGGTTGTGCCAAGATAGGTATCTGCGTGGTAGTAGTCACCCAGTTGATTTATGACGATTGTGTCACAATCAGGCACATTATTCATTAGTCTCAGAAATACATCTTTATGCCTCTGGGCGGCTATTTTGCAGTCATAGTTTTCGCCCGATATGTCATCGTGGGCAAGCATTCCAAAGTGCGCGTCACCAATGTTGACCACAGCTAATTCTTGATCTTTGAGCTTCTTTTTTGGTTTAGGTATTTTAGGGGATTTTTTTTCGTGGCTGGATATGAATGTCTCTAATGCTGACTCTATTTGATCTAGCTCATCTTGCTTTTTAAGGCTGCTTTTAACCCATTGCGCTTTTACTTGACCTTCATCACCGTAGAGTGTGGAAACCCCTTTGGCGACAAACCCATCAGGGACTGAGTGGTTCATATCGTGACTTGGAGAATACCCTTGTTTAGCAGCGTTCTTTCTTACTCTAGCAATGGCAAATTGCACATTTCTAACGCCAATACCAAGTTTATTGGCTGCTTCTCTGTTGGTTTTACTTTCAATTCTAGTTGTGAGTATTTCTTTTTGTCTTTCTGTCTCACAAAACTCTAAAAGCTTTCGATCCATAGCTATTTACCATTTTTCACGGTCAGCCCAATATGCCGCAGACATTTTGCCTTTAGCTATATTCTTTGCGTGACGAGCCTTAAAGGATGCCCGCTTCTTCTTCATAGCCTCAGACTCACCCTTTTTAGGCTTACCTGCTGTCTTTGCACCTTGTTGGCCGAAACGGATTGTTTTGATCTTATCGCCTTCTTTAGCGACAACAACGTGAGATTTAGTCGGATGGTTAGGGGTTTTTTTAGGCTTGTTATATCCCTTGACACCAACCTTATCTAGCCGAGGGTCTTTAGCCATTCTTCTCTACCTTCTCTTTACTTTGTGGTGCTGGCTTTTTAATTAGATTAGCCCAAGCAACTTTAATAGAGCTAATGAATGCTGTAATTCTAGCAGATGCTATAGCTTTATACTTTTTTACTACAGCTTTTATTTCATCAATAAAACTTTCCATAATCTACCCCAATGGTGAGCTCGCTGCATCTAAACCTTTCCAGAGGTCATCAACCTCCGCCTTAAATTTATTTACTTGAGCTTCAAATTGTTTAATGGCATCAGCCATCGCCTTGTACTCGTTCCTAACCTCAATCCAATCTTTCTCCATTGCATTGACTTTAGCTGTAGATTCTGAGGCATTTGACAGGACTTCAGCTTGTCGCTCTTTTATGCTAAGAAGTAATGTGTCAAGTTCAGCGAGCTTGCCCTGCAAATGCCCTAAATCATTATCTTCTATTTTAGTCCGAATACTAGCTAATTCCAGTTCTATTGGCTCTATATTAGGTATAGATTCGATAGTTGCTTCTAAATTAGCCTCTATATTGTCAATTCTAGACACAAATTCACTTGCCGCCCATATACCACCGCCTATCGTGGTAGCAAAGGACATAAGAATAGCAATGTAAATACCCTTGAATTTAGTCCCGCCTACATCTAACTCTATATCTTCAATACCCATTACAGACCGCCTAAATTACCGTTTTCATTGTTGAATTGTGTAGTAGGCGTTTCATTCTGTACGTCTAAAACATCTTGCACTAATTGTACAGGATCATAAAGTTTAGCGTTTACTTGATAACCAGACCCCATAGAGGCCACAGTTTCTCCTGTACCGTAGCTGTACGCTGAATACATCTCATTAATGCTAACGGGAGGGGTATCACCGTAAAAGCCGTCATAGACCTCTGTAGTGGCTTGTGTCCACCCTATATTGGCATCGTTGTTGAAGAATACGCCCTGCAACACTGTATCGGTTGCATTGTCCCAAGTGATGGTCATTTGGTCAGTCCAAGCGTCATAGGCTACTGTAGAGTTAGTCATATTGCTCAGTGTAGCAATCCCATCGTAATTGATCATTGCAAGGGTTGCGCTATCTTGGCTTGCCCATAGGCTCGCACTAGCCGCTTGCGCTTTATCTTCAATAATATCAAGCGATTGATTGAATTCTTGGACCGTGGACTGGTTGATCTGAACGTCATTTGCCCGTATATAATTCTGCAACTGTATACGCTCATCATCAGTTTGAGCGTTAATAGCCTCTGTATATATTGCCTCTGCCTTTGAAATCTCTGTTGCCGCACCTGCAAACATCTCGATAGCCGCTTCCATTTGATCCATATTTTCTTCATAAGAATCTACCAGTAAGTGTTCCGCTGAATAGTAATTAGCGTTTGCTGTATCTAGGATGGATTGATTGTAGTACGCGACTTCTAAAAGGTCTATCTTGTGAGAATCTGTACGCCCAGCAACCGGGACCACAAGCCCTTCAACTGACCCGGCAGATTGAGGAACGCCCATAGACATCTCTATAACGCTGGCCTGAGCATCGCTAACCTGAGTGTTAATGTACGCGGCAGTATTTACCAACTCTTGTATCTCTACAAACTCACCTGCTGGGCGCAGTGGGTTTATGTTGGGATCAATTAATGCCCCAAACGTAATTGATTGCGGATAGTAAACCCCTGTATCACCACTCAGTTGACCTGAAACGCTCAGAAACAGACTTACCATCGCCATTTTCTTTATCTTCGCCATTTGTATCTCCATTGATGCCTAACGCGACATCAAAATATTCCTTGTTATCTTCATAATTCCTTACAAAGAGTGTGGGTTTACGCTTCATCATTAGGTAAGCATTCTTACCTGCTACTACTTTACCCCCTACTATGAGCGGGCAAGGCGTACCACTTTCAAACATACTCAGCCAGTTGGCATCGTGCTGGCACATTCTCGTTATTGCCGCTATCTTCATATTCAGCGTAAATAGCATTTGTGCATCTTTACGTCTGTTGCAATCTTCATCTTCTACATACTTACCAGAGCTTATACCTATCTGCAATGTAGATACGCCCCCGCTGGTAGACTTTAAGCAGCTATCGTTACCGCCTGACATCAGGCTTGGAGCGACTGCTGAGGCAACTGGTATCTCACTTGCACTACCAGCCCCGTTGTATTGGTTGGTGTTTGTGTTTGTTGTGTTGTTACTGTCTACCGTAGCACCCTGTTGATTAGTGTTTAAATCACCAGATTGAGTCGAGCTGTTACCACTGTCTATATCTTGGCTATGAGATAAATTGGGCAAGAGTAAAAGAAGCACCGACAGTAATAGTAATAATAATCCCGTACAACCCCCAGATGGACTTTTGCAAGAAGTCAAACTTTTCTTTCCCATCATCTAAGCGTTCCTTGATGTTTTCTAACTTAACAGTGCATATTTCTTCGTGCTTTTCTAATTTAGCTAGTAATTCTTTAACGGTCATATCAATTTGCCCTGCTACAATAGATTTAAAGTAATATGGCAAACATCGCCAACCATTTCTTCACTAACGTAATGGTAAACATCATCACGATTAAGATTGTTCTTGATGTAACCGTATGTGCTTACGTTTGTGTAAGTATAAAAAATAACATTAGTAAAGCCTAACGATTTAAGCAGATTAGCACTTGGCTCAACAAAATGCGTTATTGTGTCTGAACCCGCAGTAATCATATTAATTACTCTAGCATCAGTGTCGTCTGCAACACCTACAACATAAGCCTTAACAGTGTCACCGTCAGAAACCTTAAAAAGTAAAGTCTGTTGGTCTGTGCATTCAAACGGTTGCCTGTATCTGTCAACATTATCAAACCCAACATAGCTGGATAAACGCTCTTGGTCATCTGCGTACATTTGATTGAATACGCTTGCGTCAATGCTTTCTATTTTCTCGACCGTATACATTATGTGATTTCCAAATAAGAAAACGAGCTAGTAGATGATGTCAGAAGCGGGTCAATAATAATTGGTGGATTATTTGATCCCCCAATCGTTAAAATAAAAGACCAAAGCGTATAGCCATTATTGTGAGTTGATGAGCAATATGATTCACTGGTTAGTAATGTGCCAAGATGCGTCTTAATTGACGTAATGTCTGATTTGACTAAATCATTGTTAGGGTCTTTTATTGTCAATGTTTGTGTAACTGCAAAATGAACAAACCCAGTAATATTATAAACCACACTGCCAATCTCTATAATTGGATTACTCAAATTACCTAGCTTTGTCACACCGTTATCATCAGCAGGTGTGTTTGACTGAACAAGATTTACATCACGCAGAAACCCTGTCCTAGCGCCAAACTTATCTGGTGTTTTAGATGCCATTCTAAATACTCGGCCAGATGTAGCTATGACTCCCGCGCTAGACATTAGATAACCCCGCCACCGTAAATTAGGTAATTAGGCTTAGAGCTAGAATTAGTTATGCCGCTACTATCTTCAGCGATACAAATAATCTCAACGACTCCGCCAATAGCAATGGTTCTGTCAGTTGTTGATGTGTTTACTCCGCCCGCGTGTGCGTGTCTAACTTGTTGCGCTGTTCCAGATGCGTCAACATCTACAGTAATTACCCCAGTGCCAGCATTAACTATTGTCCAAGATTTGCCTATATCTGCGGCCACTACATTAGGCAAGCTAATTGTGCTTGCCGCACCAGTGTATATAATCTTTTTCCCTGCATAAGATGCAAACTCTGTGACATCAATCGCAGTGTCAGTAACGTAATTGCTAATTGTTTGTGAACCTGTATAAGCATCAGCAGTTACAGTGCCATTAACATTCAAAACAGTAACAGACAATGTTCCAGTGCCAGCGTTATAAGTATATGCGCTTGCATCTGTCTTAGGGGCTAATGCGCCTAACGCATCTTTAGTGAAAACTGGAAAACAAGTGGTATCACTAGACTCATCTGCCGCTGTAATTGTTGCACCTAATTCAGAATACTTAGCTAATCGTGTTCCAGAACCATTGTTGCCAGAACCATCGTGAACAATGACAGTTTTTAATTCTGTATCTACTGTTATTTCGCCCTCAAGCCCACCAAACGAGCTATGCTCTGAGGTTGTTCCGCGCCTTTGTTGTACTGCTGTAGCCATAAATCACCTAATCAATTGAATCTGCCGCATTTTCACCAAATAAATCAGTCACAAAAACATATCATTAATGTGCCTACCACCTATTAAGTCGCCTGACGTTCCGTTAAGCCTGTCAATATTGCTTTTGGCTAAACTTGCCGCAGATATGCCAAGCGCACCTTTAGCTTTTGCACCTGAACCGCTAAAATTATTTGTTACACTTAGGCGCAAATATACTTTGTCACCAGCAGATAATGTAACGTCTGTACCTACATCAACATCAGTGCCAGTGCTAGTGATTTGATTTGATGTGGCTAAATTAACATCAGTACCACCATCAACAACTTTTTTTAAATATGCCCTAGCTGCACCAGAATTACCGCTTACACGCAACTTTATTGATGGCCTGTAGACTCCAGTTTTTGCCACTATCCAGTTTTGTGCGCTGTCAAATTCCCCAATATCATCGGCATAACCAACTGAAAGGGTTTTTTCCAAGCCGCAATCTATATTACCTGCTGTAATAGTCATAATCAGCCACAATATTAATCAAATTCTGGTGCATTAGCCGTTGTTATAGTGCCAATATCAAGGCCACCAATTCTATTATAAAAAGCCGCAGTTTCAACTGATACACCAATGAATGCTCGAACTTCCGCTTTCGCTTGGGTACTTAATGCATTGCCTTCTTCAAATTTGATGTAGATTTCATCGCCGGCGCTTAATGCATAATCGCTTAAAGTTACTAAAGCAAAATCTGAACCGCCTATATAACCAGCGGTTGCTACTAATGATCCATTCACATAAAGTTGTGCGCGAACTGTTCCATTATATGATGACTGTAATTTAAATGCCGCCACTTGTATTTTATAACGCCCAGCGACAGCAATAACGTATTTTTGCGAATTTGTATCTTGTACTGATGAACCACCTTGCAATGACTGACTAATCGTCACAGTTAAGACTTCTTCAGCACCAATAGACACATCACCTGCCACAGCTAGTTTTTGATCTGATACAGCGTCTGATATAGCTGACCGTTTAATTGATGGTGCTGTTCCGTCATCTTCAATGACTGATGTCAAGTTGTCTTTTAAAGCCTGTAATAATTGCTGAGTAAGAGGCGCATCAACCTCAACCTCTGTATTTTGTATTTCTCTATAAGTTGGCATATTAAACTATCCTATATGGCTCTGAGCCATCACTCATTTGTAAATCATCATCGCAAATATAAGACTCTGTAGCTCTTGCGCCTGTGTATGGGTCTTCAACTGTACCAGTGCCAGCGCCCTCGCCTAAAAAGTATTCTCTAAATATCCTGACCAGACAACCTGTCCCGCTATTTGTGCCGCCATTTTCAGTTAAAGTGTTAGAAATTAAATATTTATTAGGTGTGTTTAAATCTCCTATCGCGGTAATCGCTATACCAGTAACGCCACCAGAGACATCAACAGAAGTAACCTTACAAGTTAATCCTGTCGCACCGTTACTGCCACTTGTAAATGTCATTGTGTCGTTTTCAGCATAATTACTACCAGCAACGTGGATAGATAGAACATTGACTGTAATTTGACCAAAATTAGCATCAGAAAATTTGAACTGTTGAGCCTTTATTTCGTAGACCTGTAGTTTATCATTAAATTTACTATAAATGCACTGCATTTCAGTACGCGCAGTCATACCACCGTCTAGGTTTACTATGGATTTAGTCTGTAAATAAAAATGTTCGCCTGTTGCAATCTGCTTAGAGCCAACATCTAGCTTAAATGATACTGTTTTAGGTACATTTTTAAACCTGTTTAAAATCCTTTGTGAAATACTTGTTGCGGTAGATGAATCAACTACACCCCAACCGTAAATAACTTTATTTGATTGCTTTGCGTACTCCTCAGTACCTTCAGAATCAATATCAATATTAACGTATAGATTTTTAAATGATTTCTTTTTATCCCTATCCTCAACGCCATTTTTTCTATTGTAGTAATAATAAACTCGACTAATCCTGTCTTTTTCTGAATTTATTATTTTTAAAGAATCTTCAACTATATCAACATCTGTAATGGTTTGAATGGTTAACGGATTTATAATGGGCATCTCAGCTCGCATAACAATTTTTGCGGCTAGGTCATCGTAGAAAAAGTTAGTGCCGACCATAGAGCCTAACTGATTAACTAGCTTGTTAGCTTGTTCTGGCTCACTTATAACAGTGTTTATTTTAAAAGAGCTAAGCCAATTTGTTTTTTCATCTTCCCAACTATACTCTCCTCCTGCAGTTTTATTGATTGCAAGAGGTGATACACCAGCACCATTTACAAATATCTCATAGGCCACATCATCAATCGTTGAGCCTGTAGCAGAGTTACCATATGTTCCAAACGATAAGCATTTTTGTATTGAATCATCTACATCGTAAGCATCTGTGTTACCATCAGTACCCCAATCTTTGCGTGAAGTAATATCTAAAGCGGCCTCGTTACCACTGACATCGACCCTATACCCTAAAATCTCCTCGTTGATTCTAATAAATCCTGTAGCATTATCAGCTCCAAAATAAGCAGTTACCTTATCCTTGTCTGCTTGTACGCTTCCATCTAAAGCTATGTCTTGGTATTTTAAATTAATATGGTTATGGGTAGATGTATTTAAGGTTTCACCTAAAGAAAACTCAGTTGGTGTCGGCACTTTAGATTTTAATTCGTCAGCAAGCGACATAGGGTCTTTGCATTTAATAGTACAAATATCATTATCTAAATGAATGCTCTCAATGATGTACTCTCTTTTGCCATCGTGTACCTGTGGTGTGCCATCAAAGTCAAAGAAACCATCATAGATTTCTATTGGCCTACCGTAGTAATGTGGGTTTCTAGCTAGTAACTTCTGAAAGAATGTTCCGTTTTCTAAAGCAATAATGTTGCGAGTAGAAAAGTAGGGGTCAATACCTTTATCATCAGAGATAAAATCTCTCAGTTTAATAGTAATGTTTGACCTAACAGAAACGCCCTTAGTAGGTTGTATCTCACTGGGTGCAGATGTAACAGAGATTAAAGCAGGGTGCGCGGCTGGTTCAAATCCAGCAAGATTTCTTCCAACCTCTTGAGAGAATGTTATTTCTTTTTTGCCATTCGTGCCTACTCTGTATTTGCTTAAATTTAAACAAGTATGTTTAGTGTTATAGCACTCGCTGCCTGTGCTTGGTGTAGCGTTACAAGTTGATAATCCAGAAACTACCCCAAATACATTATCGCACTCATCAAGATACATCTTGACCATCTGCAATGGCTCTCTAGGGCTTAACTTGTGAGCATTGTTATATAAATCTGCATCTACCTCAGTTGATGAGCCAATAGTATTCCATTTGTTGTTTAAGTATTTTTTTAAGCCTAAACGCTCATCTACCGTTATCTGACCATCTGTCTCATCAATTAAAATAATTTCAAAAGCGTCTAGCTTTGTGCCTGTAGAACCACCTATTTGTAGCTTATAGTTTTCAGGAAGGTCAGGGGCGGTGCTTGTGCCTAGTAAGGTGCTTGATGTACCTTGAGAAGTACTAACTTTTGCAGGTGTTACTTCTACCTCTACAATGTCCCTTGTTGTACTCTGAACTGCAAAAGTGCCAGCATTGACAGTATTGCCCCCTGAATCTTTGTAAGTAACCTTTCCAACTGTATCATCGACCGCTACACCATTTGTATTGTTCGTGTCGTTTTCTTGCCAAATATATAAATGATCTGTACCATCTTGGTCAACTATAGAAAAGAATGGCTCATTACGATTGGTGTCTTGCTCATCTAAAGATAAAGCTCCGCAAATAAATAATCTAAAATTTGTTGGTAGATTTGATTGCAACTCTGTCTGCATAAATCCACTAGCGTTAAAATCCATACAGCCTTGATTAGAAACCTCAGTAACGGTAATCCTGTCTCCTTGGTCGCCAAAGATACTGCCATCATAATATGCTGTTCTGAAAACATCACCGACAGTACAATTAACACCGCCTTGAACACTATTTATAGATGACAACACGCCACCACTCGCTAAGGTAAAATCAACTATTGGAGCATTAGCGTCACTATAATTAGGATTGGCTGTGGTTATTGATAATGTTCTAATGTTTCCAAAAGAGCCGCTTACTCCCCCATACATACCGCTAGATGGCGTTGTAACAGAAAAAGCTGTAGGCTTTCCAACACCAAACTTTGGCATATTGCTAGTAGTGGTCTGAATGAAGTCTGTTCCTGTATAGGATTTATCAACCCACCTATCGACTCTTAAATTTGAGGTGGTGGCGGAAACATCTTTAGGCAAACCGTGACCATTATTAGCATAGGGGTCTTCAGCATCCCACCAGCCAATCATCTTTCCCGTTAAAACGTGCGGATGAAACTTCTTCGTCACGATATATATCCTATAGCGTTGATACTCCAATTAAGAGTAGTAGGTGAAGCAAAGGCAGGTTGTTTTAATGATTTATCAATAGTGCAGAAATAAACCTTGTTCCTGTCTGCTTTCTTTTCTGCATTACTCCCATCACCGCCATCATCGTGCAAAACAAAAAATGGAAATCTAGAGACAAAGTGGCCTAGATAATCAATAAATGAGTAAGTATTAAATAGTCCATTGATTGTTGTATTTGTAATCCCAACTTGAGTAGCATCAAGGTCTGACTCTTGCAATGTGGTTAGCTTTATATTTAACTTTTGCGGTATCTTTCTAACATCAGAGCTTAATAAATTTCCTTGATTATTTCTCTTAATGGATACCTCTTGTGGTGTAAAACTAGGCATCGTGTATGGCGCAGATATGTTTACATTATCCACAAAGCTACCTAAAGCTAATGTGGTTATAAAAGTGCTTGTGTCCCAACCTATAGTGGTAATTTTCCAGTACCGACCTACGTTTGATTGACCCTTCAAATAGACACAAAATGCCTCGCCATTGTTATTAGGTGGTGAGATTTCTCCATTCGCAGGATATACAGCAGAATCAGTAAAAGTGGTATAGGAGGAATTATCTAAACTATATTCTATTTTGATTGCTTGCGATGTGGTGAGATTATGTCCATAAATAGCAAATCCATTAAAATTCTTAGCTGTGCCAAAATCAAAGTAAATAACACTCTGCGTATTTGTGTTGTTTTTAAAAGATGTATGAGCATTGTTATCAAACATATTAACAAACTCAAAGCCTGACTTTTCACCACCAGAAACAGTTGTGATAGCTGGCTTAGAGGCAGACCGCCAATATGCGTGATGTAACTCATTCTCTGCTAATATCGCGCCCATTATGTACCTACCAATGCATTAATTTCTAAGCCATCTTCAGTGGCTTCGTTTATGGCCTCTATGATACGTCTTGCCCCGGTTGGGTCAATAGAGCCATCTACCGTTACGTTAATAGCTTGAGGAGCAGCTACTATCTCGTCATTAGCCGCAGGTTGTATTGGCGCAGCAGACGCCGCTCCAGCAGCACCACCGCCGCCACCACCACCGCCGCCACCACCGCCGCCGCCAGAAAATGTAGTTGATTTTATTGCTGCAATTTGTACGGCTGTTGCTGCAATTGATGCGGTCATATAAGCTTTTGCAACTGCGGGAGCAGTAGGGCCGCCTGTCTTCATACCAGCCTCAAAAGCTGCAAGTGCTGACTTATGCCCAGAAACAACCGCTTCTGCTATATCTACCATCTTTTTAATTTTAAATGCTTTTTTGCTCTCTTGAGCAAAGTGTCCAAGAACTTTTTTAGTGTCAGATAAAGCTTGTTTATCGCCAGCTTTTTTAATTTTATTACGCTTATCTGCTATTTTCATTTCAGCTAAATTTTGTTCAGTAATAATATTGTTCTTTGTATTCTGATGTATTCTTTCAAGCTCTTCAAGATCACCGTGTTTTTTTCTGGCCGCCTCAAGCTCTAAATCATTTTGTAAAGTTAGACGTTCAAATTTAAGTAAATTAGCTTCTTCTTCAAACCCTTGTATTCTTAAGTTATGCTCTTCAAGCTCCATAACTTTAAGGTTCATATTTTCAGCTAGTATCTCTCTTTCAATCCTAGCCTCTTCTTTAATTCTAACTTGATTTGCTTCTGCTGCAACGGCTGCTGCTGCTTGTGCTTTTTCCTCTTCAGCTATAATGTCTTGAAGCTGTTTAATTCTTGCTTGTAACGGGTCAAACTCTACATCTTTTGATCTACCACCTCTTGAGCTAGAAGCTTGCTTTGTTGCTGGCTCACCACTAGATGTCTTAGAAAAGTCTACATTCTTTGACCTGCCGCCCGTACTTGTAGAAGCTGCTGTATCTGTACCTAAAAGCCGAGCTAACTCCTCTTCTGGGGTCTCTGTTATCTTATCAGCTAAAAATCCCAGAGCGTTTGCAAGACCCATAGTTGCTTTTGTTGCAAGACCGGCAAACCCAAACTCTTCAGCGATGGCAATGTTTAATCTTTCAAAGTTATCTGCTACCAAATCTGCCGCGCCAGCTAAACCACCACCTGTACCCGCTCCACCCAACTGATCCTGCAATGTTTTAATAATGATTGCTTGTGCGCCCTGCAAATCGCCACTTCGTTGCAATACGGTTATTCTTTCTTTTTCTTGTGCTGTGAAAGATATACCTGCGCGAGTCAAGCCAGTCATATTTCTGGCAGGGTCTTCTAAAGCTTTACCTAACTGCTTAGCACCTGATGATGCTGTCTGATTCATTGCTGCGCCAACATCAACTGTAAGTTCAAGAGCAGATTTAAAAACATCATTAGATATTGCTTTAAATGTTAAAAGTATGCCCTGTGCGTTACGCATCTCATTAGCAGATGCCATCGTTGCTGTGGCTAGTCCAACAGCCATTTCATTTAATTGATTGGATGTGAAACCAGCAGTTCCGCCTGTAGCTCTGACAAGCGTGTCTACTTTTATCATCTGCAATTCGTATTCTTGGAATACTTTAAGTGAGTTTCTTGCAGCAAAGGCTAAGCCAACAAAACCAGCAGAGGCTGCTAGGCCAGATACACCTATTCTACCTAAACCTGTGGCTATAAAAGACAATCGACCAGAGAGGCCATTGAGCGGGCCTTGAAGTGCAGCCGTTGCTGTCGATGCGTTTCTAAAGCTGTTAGCTAACTTTTCGTTGGTTTTTGTCAGCTCTTTTTCTTTTTTTGTTAATTTATTGCTAGCTAATGCCGCTTTTTCTTTTCTTTTAGCGTTCTCTTGATACGCCTTTATCTCAGCTCTTCTTACCGCGTTAGCTATTTTTGTTGCTTCGGTGTTTTTCTGAGTACCTTGAGTGACTTTGCTCTCAGTGTCTTTAAGTTTCTTAAGGGCATTACCCTGCGCGTCAACAATAACCGTTGACTTTTTAATCTCAGATGCGGTGTTTTTAGTAGCCCTGCCGAACTCTTTTCTTTTCTGCGTGGCACTACTGGTTGTTTGGAGCTCGCCCTTTAAGGCTTTGTGCTGGTCATTAAATGCTTTGTTTAAAGAGCGAACACTAGACGCAGTAGACTTAGATACCTTGCCTATCTCTTTTAATCTGTTTGTGGCTGCTTGAAGCTCTTTAGTTTCTGCTTGAAATATCAGCCTTGCGATTGTGTCTGCCATTCTTTCTGCCTTTCTCTATCAAGACCCATAATTGCATCAATTTGCCAAATGCTTAAGTGTTCATCGTAGAGATCAGTATACGCCTTTATGTCTTGGAGCGTTATGTTTTCAACGCCCTGAGCAATTAAGCAATATGCATCCCAGACTCCCATCAAGCAGTCATCTAGGAATGGCTGACGAGTTAACTCCAGTGGAGCTGTACCCGTCATCCTCTCTATTGCTTTCCAAGTATCTAATCTTGTTGACTTAGCCCCGGGTGTGCGACCGTTAGCAAAAAATATCCACTTACCAAACTCGATTATTTTTTCGGTTTGGCTTTTGTAAAATTTGCTCTGTCGCCCATAAAGTTATCAATTTGATCCCTGATATATGGTGCTTTGCTATACAATTCAGAACACAACTTTTTACTAAACTTCTCTTCTACGCCACGCCAGCTCAATGTGCAGTCAACTAACCCCCTGACCGTCATCTCTTCCTCACTAAAGTCTTTCTTTTCTCTTAAAGACTCTAAATAAGCTTTCTGATACCTCTTGGTGTGCGCTCTGAAGGCTTTTGAATCCATACCCACTACAGTTATGTATAAATCCGTTTCGTTGCCCTCACCGTCTAAAATCCTTACCTCTGCACCTGCATCGTGTAAGTCGGTCGTATAAAGTTCGTCTAGTTTCATATATCCCCCAAGGATTAAATGAAGCCCCGCCCAGCGAGGCTATAGTTTACCTACCGTATTAAGATAGGTCGGTATCAATTACTAATGTAGAGGCTGTCCCATTTGTGACTGCAACAAAGTCCATCGATACAGATAATAAGCCCTCACCACCAATTTCTACAGCACCTGTAGTATAGATGATTTTAGCCATAGTAAAGCTCATACCGCCAGCATCATTACCGCCAAACTTGATTGTTAAAGAGCTTGAGGCATTATCTACAAACTTCTGAAGTAAAGTGCTGCTAGTGAAATGAGCAGTAAGAGAGCCGCTTACACGACATTTACCGATTCCACCCTGAATTGGCACAGTATTACCAACTATGTTTGTAGTCTCAATCCCGTTCTCGACACTTAAAGACAAATCTGTACAAATAGCAGAAAAATCACCTGTAATCGTAGCGTTAGATGAGTGGTAAGGGTCATTAGCCTCAAGGTATTCACTACCATCGTCATCCAGACCATCTCCATCTAATGTGTCTGCCGCAGGGGTCATTGTTGCGCCAACAATACCAACAGAACACTCAATAAGGCCGTCAGCAGGTATGGTCATTGAGAAAGTATTAAACTCGCAACCTGTAAAAATATGTACATCATTTCCGGCTGCAAGGTCAGTGCTGTAGTCTTGCAATATAGTAAATGACTGTCGAGTGCTGCCAACACCGTAAGCGGTATCAGCTCCATCTGCATCTTCTCCTAGCACAGCTTGCATCATTTTAAGGTATGCAGGTTGGTGTGCTAAATCAAACGCAATATCGCCAGTAACAGAGTGAGCACCCATAACCAAATCTTGCATTTCACGATTACCAGTTATAACGGCAGATTCGTGATTGGTCTTAGCTAGACTCAAGCTTGCCGATTTAAAAGGTATGATGTCATAGTCATTCGATGCCCCGGCTGATGTCCCATACGTTGTTTCTTCTCTAAAACCAATGACTACATTAGTTCCACTTGCTATTGCCATTTTTAACTCCTAGCGGGTGTTACCGCAAAATAAGATACATCTATATTTCTAACAAAAAATGCACCATCTCTGCGCCCCACGCCTAGTGATACGTTACGAATGCGAACAACATTGTCATTCACGCTTAATTTTGAGCCTCTTTTAAAAGCGTTAGCTATACTATCTAGCTTATCGCTATAAGCTCCAATCCCAACCCTATTATAATAGTCTATTTGAAATATACCTTGATGCAAATCTCGACCAATAGTACCTGAGCTCGAAGCTGTTGTCTCAGCAGGTATTATTGTACCTCTTACCCACTCATTAGTTAGGTTGCCTTTTTCTAGCGAGGTAACATCAAACTCTATATTTTCAAAAACTCTTGTGGTAATACTTGCATCATCGGCCATTTGATTAAACTGACTCTCTAACGCAATACGAATATTACGAAAAAATTTAGAGTTATCAGCAGTAGCACCACCAATTACAGTTAAATCAGTGCTTTCCGTTATTAAACCGTAATCAACACTCATTTAATATCTTTGCCTCCTTCTTGCACAGCCTGACCTAAAAACCTTCTTGGACGTATTTTCTCTGTTCCTAGCTCATTATCTGTTCCATAAGGAATACTGTTAGTAAAATAAACCTTATTGCCAAGATTTATCTTTTTATAAATCTGTTGTATTCGTCTAACAGACTCCGGCCCACTTCTATCGTTAACAGCACCATTGCCTTCTTCATTTGTAAAAGGCTCGTTGATAGAAGGTTCCCAACTGTTAACAAGAAGCCCAGTATCAAATGCCCGCTGACCATTATAATAAACAATGCCGTGCATAACGTCAGTAACCCTGTTGCGAACAGCAGTTGTAGCATCTTCTTCAATCTTCGCAATTGCGGCATTAACTTCTGAGTCGAAGCTCATAATAAACCACCGTTGCTGCAGGTTGTATTGGATTTATCTCAACAACCCTAAGCTTTTCTGAATTAATCGTAGCAGTATCACCAATCTTAGGGGCTGTCGATGAGGACATTGATGCAGGGAACTCTTTAACCTGCAAATTAGTTTCACCATCCTCAACTTTCAACTGATCAAATAATACTACCTGTGCGTCATAAGTAGTTTGACTACTAGAAGCTACTCCAGCAGCCGGGTTGTAATTGACGCTAGAAAAACGTGTAAACGTCACTGACTGACCAAAGTCGGTGATTAATTTTGTAGCTGTTGTCGCCAAAGGCGCGTAATTAAAGGCCATCTATGCCCTCACAACCCTCATAGGGTTCTTAACCAGCTTTCTAAGAGCCTGTGATGCTGCTGGCAATAAAACACGATGAGCACTTGAAGCTTTATATTCAACTTCAATCTCACCTATCTTCTCCTTTAGGGATTCGCGCTGTATAGGCGCGTCAGGAGCATATCCTTGCTCATACCCGTAGGCTAATTCGTAGATTGCAGCCAAAACCTCAGAGGGTATTTCCTCAGAAGTGTAACTGTAACCATCAATTAAAATTTGACTTCTAGGCCACTGCAAAGCTTGTTCGTCAGTAGCTTTATAACCGATAAACTGTAGTGACTCAAAGTAAGTGGTTGCACGAAATATATTTCTTCGGTTCGCGTCAACATCACCTAGAGCAGTACGAGCATAACGGTTTTCAAGATACTGATCATAACCCGCAGCAGTAACATAAGAGTTAGCTGTTGTTGATTGCTGACCGGTTTCTTGTACTATCGCACTAACCGCCATATATACCTCTTGAAAAAATAGCCGCCCCGCAGGGAAAGGGAGGGAAACCCCACAGGACGGCTAAGCACTACCTAGATTAAATGATTGTTGCGATGAAGTTAGACTTCCAAGCTTTAACGCCCCAAACAGCACCAACTTCAATCATATTGGTGTGGTAGCCTTTATAGATTCGTACTTCAAAGACTAGACCAGTGCGTGGGTCTTGGACAGTTACTGCATCAGTAGCGGCATCGCCACCTGCTGGCATCGCTGGAGCGCGAACAGCAAGCTCAATTGCTCTACGGTGGAAGGCAAAGCTACCGAGGTAGTCTGCATTGATTGCAACAGCAGTATCATTAGCAACTTCAGCTAACAAGCCTTGGTTAAGAACAATTGTGCCACCAGAAGCATCAGCAGTACCAGTACCAACAACGTGCTTGTTACCTGCTCCGCCAAACTGAACAACATCACCAGCAACAATAGTTCCAGTACCACCGTTAATGGCAATAGAGGTTGCGTCAACAGCGTCAGTAACATCAGTTAAAGGACTGCTTCCTAAAGTACCTTTTGTGTGAGTAGCAATCTGAGAAGACTCACGAACATTCAAGCCGTGAACAGGAATCAAGATGCCTTGATCACGAACAGCGTCAGTACCAGCTTGGTTTGCACTTAACAAGTTAGCGTTGTTGCGGATTAAAACACCATCAGTAGTGTTTGCAACTAAACTTAAGTCGTCAGTAGGACAGCCGTTATCAACAAGAATCTGACGAGCAGAAGCAATACAGTTCAATGTAGAGCCTAAAGTGCTGTCAGTTGCGCGTGAAGCACCGTTTTTAGCAGCTAAAAATAAGTCGCTTTCCATTTCGTTGATAAGCTTACGCATACCTTGAGCAACTAAATCACCGTAAACAGTGTTGTATAAGCCAGAGTTAGAAAGACCACGAGTATCTTCACCGCTTAAGCTGAACTTAGCAGATTTAGCATTGCTCATTTGCAATGATTTCTCATCGATAGTTACAGCCGAAGGATCAGCGATAGTCATAGACTCAGCAATGTCGCCAAGGCTAGCTTCTTGAGTGAATGCAGCGCGGATAAAGTCACCTTTACCAGCACGAGTGCTTTCGGCATTCATAGTAACGGAAGGGATGAAGCCGACTGCTTCCTGACCAACTACATCAGCGGCAACGTAGATGTCCGACATTAAATCGGCATCGATTGTGGTGTTATAAGCCATTTTGGTTCTCCAAAAAAATAATTAAATAATTTTGCCGCCAGACTTAACAAACTTCATACGCTTAGACGCATCCATCGATTCAAAATCTTGACGACTTACTTGTTTGGTATCCCCAGCCCCGCTGCTTCCACCTGTTGCACCGCCCCCGGCAGCTTGCGACCCATCAATCAAAAACGGATATTCCGCTTTAATTGAAGAGGTCAATTCGTTAATAGTGCTGACAGTAAGGTTTCCACTACCATCCAACACTCTTACCTCGCCATCTACCAGCGCAAGGCGTGTAGAAATCTGTTCAGTAAGCAATTTAGCTCTTGCTGGGTCTTTCGTGAGTTGAAAGGCCACATCAGTCGCTTCATTTGATACCTTCTGCCTGTCAATCGTAGCCTTTAATTCAGCTAACTCTTTCGAGGCTTTTTCTCTTTCTGACTCAGAACTGTTATACAGTTGCTCATAGTCATTTGCTTTTCTTAACTTTTCAGCCGATTCAGCCTTAGCTAATTCTTCAGCTTCAATTGCTTTTTGCTGTGCTGTTTTTTTCTCAGTCAACAACTCATCAATTTTCTTCTTCAGACCGCTTACGTCTTCTTTCGGCACACCTTCAACATTTAACGTGAAGCCATCATCGCCCTGCGAATATAACCCCTGCTGTGATTCGTCTAAAGTTGAAAATTCTTGTTCACTTACATTGTACTTAATCATCTTATAACCCCTAGTTATAAAAGAAGCCACCCAGTGGCAGAAGTTGTTATATAACACCCTCTGGTTTATTTGTCAAAGTTTGAGGTATTATTTGGTCAGTTTGTTGATTTTCTTCACCTAAATCAGCATCAATGTCATCATTTGATCGCAATTCAGCCACTACACCTTGTGACCGGGCTAGGTTCTGCATATCAGACTTAGCAAGAATACCTGCTTCGTTCAACTGCATTGCTGCCATCAACATTTGAGGATCAGCAACCTCATCGAAGAACTTGGTTGATAGGGCAAAGCGTGTTTCTTGGTTTGAACCCATAAACATCCCGCACCACTCCAAACACTTAGCGATACCCTCACTCACATTCTTAGAAATCGTGGTCATTATTGAAGTTTCGCCAGCAGCTTCGATCAATGTCTGTGTTGCGGTCTTAGTAGAGGTCAAAGCAATCATTCTTGCGCCCAATTTACGCATCTGATCTTCTTTTCGCTCCATCAAACGGTCAGCAAGTTGATTTTCAGACGCTTGCACAAAGGAAAAGCCCCCAGACTCACCTAAGAAGTGACCCGCCATTGATCCAACCATAATTCCGTCAGGATTGGCCTCTTGGAATTGCGCTAAGGACATCGAAGACGACACACCGAGCGTTAGTTGACCGTGGACGAAACAGTTTTCTTCTAAATCAGCAGAATTACGGTAATGAGCAATGTTTATGGCCGCAATATCACCTAGAGGCGGCACATCAACAGTCGCATCGTTATTTTCGCTACCAATTATGAATAATGGGATAAATTCAAACGGTGATCCGTCAGATTTCTTAGGCATATACTCAGGAGTTATAGGTTCGTCATCTCTATATAACTGTTGGGTATAAGCACCATCTCTTAGACGCAAAACTCGGTATTGTTTAGACTCTTCGTAGGTAAATTCGTCTTCATCGCTGTCATAGGCTTCACAAAGGACAGCTAAGGTTAATAATTTGTTACCATTGATGACATCAACACGCCAGTTGATGAAATCTTCGCAATTGTAGCGATTAATTGTTGCTTTTGGCTGGATGAGGTTGAATTCCTCGAGACTGAGGTTCTCTTCAATCTGTGGGTAGTCCACAAGTAAGGCGTGTCGGCCTTTTGCAATGACTTCTCCGGTCACATCTTTCGCTAGACTGACCAAAGACTCCCCCGCACCGTCTGCATTAGATTCTAGGTACTCTAATTCGGGTGGTAGTAAGAAATCCGGCTTATTGCGGAAGATAGCACCAGTTAATCCCTCACGGGTTTTTCCTGTGAAGTTAACAAAGACAGCGCGGTTCAAATAGTTTAAATACCGATTATCTCTCGAGCTCACACCCTCCATCGGCTTTAAGTATCTGACATTCTTAGACTTTATGGCTCGCTGGCCATCACAGCAGTCTTGAACGGATTCCCATTCGTGTACATAAGTTTCGTATTCTGGATTTTTAGTATCAACACTCATAATTAGATCGCAAATTTGAACGGCACAGCCGCTATAGGTTTAATGATGGGCAATTCAAAGGCAATAGGATAAGTTGCGGCATCGATTAAGTGATCAAGACCACTCGTTTTATCGGGCATACCGTTATTATCGTAGCATAATTGCTCTAAACTACTCGCTAATTCGGGACATTTGTCTGAATTTACCATAACTTGACAAGATTCAAAAGCTGCGTTAGCAGCCATCACCCTATCTTTGATAAATGGGTTCTTTTTGGGTGCTCTACACTCTAAACCAGCGGATTCTAAGAGTGTTATGTCAGAAATACTCGCATTGACGGTTTTTCTGGATGCGCCAGAGGCATCAGGGTAGATAGCGATGTTATGGTCAGGCCACTTAGTCTTAAGTGTGTGAATCATATTCGGTGTATCGTAAATCCCTGTTAATTCGTGTACTGCGTGGTAAACGCCACCCCTATTAACGAAAACAACGGCAGACATATTGGTTACGTTAAAGTCCATACCCACCATAAGGTGATCGAAGCGTGTAATCTCTTCTTTTGACTGATTGGTATCTCGGTTGTAGCCGTTATAGACCGTACCTTGGGTTAAGTTAACGAATTCACCGTTTAAATACGCTGTGAGTAGGTTATTGGGGTAAATAGCGCGTAAGTTATCCACATAATCGTCTGGAAGGTGTGGATTAGACATTGTTGGGGCTTGTATGAGCTCGAAACCGGGTAAGGGGTCTTTCTTCCACGTTTTATACACGAACTTAAAGCCTTCCGGGGTAGTGGTCACTCCTACAGTGTTGACTTCACCGCTGGGTTTGACTTCTCGATTACGAGCAACGATAGCTCTGAATGCTGCGGCAGCAGTAGACTCTTTCAGGGTATCTAATTCGTCTATATCCGCATCTGCGTGGGCATAACCGATGATTCTGTTTACATCATCCATAGAGCGGAAGATTATTTGTCCATAAGCCCCTAAGTCTATGTAATTAAGGGGTGATTTATGGAGTTTATAGGGGATGTTGAGGTCTGTGAGTATCTCCTCAAAGCGAGGCCACGCAATCATACGGATTAAATCGTAGGTCGGCTCATAGAAACCCCGGTTGGTAGTGGGATTCCTTAACTTGCCGATGATGCATCTCTGTACAGCCGCCTCAGTCTTACCTGCACCGAAACCCGCAACTAACGCTGGGAACTTAGCCGTAGAGTTGATATAATCGAACTGAGGTTTTGTCGGTGTCAGTTTAGCCAAGCAAAAAGCTCCCAAAAATCCGCGTAGCGGAAAATTTATTTTTTACGATAAAGTGCCGTCAGGATTGACTATTTCGATAGAAATCGGCTCTACACGGGATAATTGGTCAACATCAACACGATCAGTCTGCCCTAAGAGCTGCTTACCGAGCCAGATAGCCATTTGGGTGTTGCCATCCATTGCTAGCTCTAACTGTCGTCTACGAAGGCCTTTGATAGCCTCAAAGCGACCTCTATCCACCGCAGTCTTAAATTCGGGGTCGTCACGGTATCTGTCATTAACAGTAGTCTCAGAACAGTTAAAGAACTTAGCTAAGTCCACAAAGGAGCAATGAGTCTTTGATAACTCATATAACTCATCATAATCAAACTCTACCATCGGCCTTCCACGTTTACTCATAAGTCATTTTTCCAATAAAAATTTATGGGGTGTATTCCTAACGCCGCATCTCGCTATTGATTCGGGTAACCCCTCCCCTTGTTGCATTCTAGATACCCTAGCTGGCTGTATATCGCCGCCTACTGAATACTACCGGCTTAGCAATAGAAATACATAGCTAAATATTAAAGCTTATACGCGCTTATTTTGGGGCATCCTATAGTGGCGCGACAAATAATCTATTTAATGTTTTTGAGTTTAATTGATTGTGGTTTATAAAGCAATGCGACAAAAAAAAACCGGCTTAATGCCGGCTAATAGGTTATATACTTGTATACAGTGAAGGGATATAAAGCCCCGGGTTTAGGCTATTCTCTTTTATACCGCTCTAGTATATTGATTGTTAATTGTAGGCTATTGAATAATTCTTTTTTAGTATTGTATCGCGCTATTAGGACCGGCTTATTAATCCCCGGCTTTATATATTCAATTATATATTGATTCGCTGATTGCCTAAACTTATATCCGGTTTTAATTAATCCTGATTCAGTGAGTAAAAAATGGCCGGCTTTATTACCGGTTGCAATATTTAAATCAATAATTGCCGCGTCAATATGTTCTTTATTAATACGCATAGAAAACCCCTTTATTATACAGTAGTTGAGATTAAATCACTCTTATTAGCTATTTGGTGGCTGGTATAACCGGATACCTTACCGCGGTAAACTTTCAACTGATTAGCCATAAAAGCCGGGTTTGTAGTATTAAAGAAAACCTGAAAGTTTATTTTATAGTCGTGCCTATTGCTGGCAGCCTTATAAACACTGCAAAAATTATCAATCATTGATTGAGAGTGTTTAACTCCGCGGCTAACAAAATTAGCAGCGAATGACGTATATAAACCGCCGTGATCGTTATAAACTTCAAAAATACAATAATTATTCATTTTATCCCCTTATTTATTTAATAATATTTTCTTTAATTGCTTTATTGATTTACCAGTGATTGCCGATAATTCAGCCAGAGTTAAATTTATATTGCTATCGTATAGCGATTTAATTTCGTCATTAGTCATAATAATTTCCCTTTTATGCTGCAATA